GGGGTATAGCCATGTCAATGGTATTCGGAGGATAAAATGGCAGCACCTAATATAATTAATGTGTCAACAATTTATGGCAAATCATCATATGCCAATTTAACGACAGTATATGCTAATGTAATCACTAATAGTGCAACTTCGGGTAATGTAATTAAAGTAAATGAAATAACAGTAAGTAATTACACAGGAAGTACAGTAGGTTGCAATGTACAGGTGGGCAGAGGATCTTCTTTATTTTTTATTGTAGGAAACATATCAGTTCCGGCATCTAGTACACTAGTAGTGGTAGCTAAAGATACTAATTTGTATTTAGAAGAAGGCGACTACATACAGGCCAATGCTACAGCTAATGTTACTGCACATTTAATTGCTAGTTATGAGGTTATATATTAATGCCTCGTACAAGATACAACCACAGTGTAATAGGAGCAAGGCAAACTACGTCTGCCGCGGCAGCGTCTGGAATATTTGGTCTGACAGATCATCAGGTGCTTGTGGGTGCCGGATTGTTTCCTAAACCAGAACTTCCTACTATCCCAGCAACATTAATAGCAAGTTCCTTTTGGAACACCAATGGTTATAGTGCAGCTGGTACCGCAGTTCCGGTAACCATGCCAGCTGGTACACAAGCCGGTGATTCAGTTATAATAATACAAGCATTTACCGGATTAAACAATGCTGCTGCTACTACAAATAAAACTGGTTGGACCGGCACTGTTTATTATAACGATACATTGAATGGTTACTACGGTATGATATGGACCAAACTAAGTGTTGCATCTGGGGACCTGACAGGAATGACCCTAACTCCTAGTGCAACAAGCAGTGGAAATGATTACGGAACATTTGCGGCAATAACATTTAGAAACTTGCAAACTTTCAATATTCAATTAAACAATACTAGACCAAGTGGTGAAAACCCTTTTGTTACACAAGGTATAACAAAAACCGGAGGATCAGATTTTATATTATCAGTAGTCAATGATAGAACTGGTAGCACATTGACTGCAGGTGCCGGGTGGACCCAACTTGGGTCAGTGTTTGCCTTAGGCAATATTTTTACTTTGGCGGTTTCATATAAGGCAAGTGCATCGTATACGAGTCTTGACACTATCCCATGGTCTAGAGGGGCTACTACTTATACCATTGGAAATTGGACAATTGATGCTATATAATATTATGAATTATTATTGTGTTTTAAACGACAACGTAGTACAAAGAATAATTTTCACCGAGGAGGTATTAGAGGAAACCGCTGACCTCAAACAAACCAGTTACGATACACAATTCCGTAAAAATTTTGGATGTGTTGGATATTTTTATAACGAAAATTTAGATGCCTTTATATCTCCAAAGCCATATGACAGTTGGATTTTGAATGAAACTACTGGAAAATGGCAAGCACCCATTGCAAGACCAAATGATGATGTAAGATACATGTGGAATGAAGACACCCAAACGTGGGAATATATTTAGGATAAAAAATGAGCTTTCCAACCGCACCCATTGATGGGGAAATAGCAACAGTAAACGGAATTAAGTATTCCTATAGCTCTGCTACCAACAGTTGGACCAGAATAGCGGCTGGTAAGTTTACCGCAGCCGCAGCAGCATCACCGCCTAGCAATCCGGCATTGGGCGATCAATGGTATAACACAAACTTAGACATATTGTTTGAATACATCAACGACGGTACTTCGTCGTACTGGGTAGATATTATAAGTCTTGGTCAAGCATCAGGAAATGTATCTGCTCTGGTAGATTCTACACTACAAGGTAATGTAGTAGTAGGAATTAATAGCATATACAGCATAGGTGCCAGCAATGGATACTTGAACAATCTTTATGCCAATGCAATTACAGCAAATGCTATTACAGTAAACGGTAACATTATTCCTAGTGCCAATGTTACATACAACCTAGGCAGTACCAACTATAGATTCAAAGATTTGTTTTTGAGCGGTAACACTATTGATTTGGGTGGTGCTACAATAAAAACTGATGCAACAAGTGGTGCTATAGCGTTGATACCGCTGCCTACACCGAGTAATCCTGATCCCACTGGTGTAGTTATATCTGCAACCGGTGCTATAACTACCGTAACTACTACAGGCGGCACAGTATCAGGAAATGCAATTGGTAATGCAACAACCGGCGGTAGTTCAATTGGAGCAAACACATCTGTTATAAATGCTCAAGTATGGGCGCAAAAAATATTTTGGGGATAAAAAATGGCAGCACCAAACATAATTAATTCAACTACTGTACTAGGCAAACGAGCCTATGCCATATTAACAACATCCATGGCCAATGTTGTCACTAGTGGTGCAACATCAGGAAATCTTGTCAAGATAAGTGAACTGTCAATTAGTAATATCACAAGTTCTATTATTACATCAAATGTTGCAGTTGGTCGAGGCGGTACATTATACTATGTTGCGGGAACTATTAGTGTGCCTGCTAATTCAATCTTGACATTGGTTTCGCGAGATTCGGCCTTTTACATGGAAGAAGGCGACTACTTGCAGGCCAACGCCAGTACAGCAAACAGCGGTCATTTGTCTGTCAGCTATGAGGTAACTTCCTAATGCCATTGACTAAAAGTAATTACGGTATCATTGGCAATGTAATTACAGTAGGTAATACAAGCAGTGGTTTTTTGTCCGGAAGAGTGGATCAACAATTGTTGCAGGGAACAGGTTTATGGCCATTTTTAGTGGGACCGCCATCATCTGTAGAATATCTTGTGGTAGCCGGAGGTGGTGGCGGTGGTGGTGGCTCCGTTATAGGAGGCTATACCGGAGGTGGCGGCGGCGGCGCCGGCGGCTTTAGAACAGGCTCACTTGCTGTTACTGCTGCTGTGTCCTACACTGTAACAGTCGGTGGCGGAGGTCCTGCAGGTGGTACAGCTTCGCCTGGTACCAAAGGTGCAGACTCTATTTTTGCAAGTATAACTAGTGACGGTGGCGGGCGGGGAAGTCATGGTGGGGGGATAGCATATGACCCATCAGATCTAGGCCGAGGTGGTGCTGGTGGTTCTGGTGGCGGATCTGGTTATAGGTACTTGGTTGGTGGTGCAGCTACAGCAGGTCAAGGTAACAATGGTGGTTTTGCAGGATCTGCAGAAGAAGGGTCCGGAGGTGGTGGTGGTGCCGGTGCTGTTGGTGGAAATGGTACTCAAGTTGTATCATACACTGGTGGTAATGGCGGAATTGGAGCAAACTCAAGTATAACTGGTACGGCAGTGACTTATGCTGGTGGCGGTGGCGCAGGCGGACTTGGAGGTGGTAGTTATGACGGTAGGGGAGGCACCGGCGGGTTAGGCGGCGGTGGTATTGGCGGCGGTAACAATGGTATATACTCAACACCAAGTGGCGATGCAACTGCCGGGTCACCTAATACCGGCGGTGGTGGCGGAGGCGGTACTCGAAATTTGGGAGCTGGAACCCCTGCACTAGGAGCAGCCGGTGGATCAGGTATAGTTGTTATAAGATATCCAGCTATAAATGCTGCTGCAACAGCCACTACAGGATCGCCCACTGTTTCAGTGAGTGGTGGATATAGAATTTATACCTGGACCGGTAGTGGATCAATAACATTTTAATTAGATAAATTGTATGGCACATTTTGCAAAATTAGATGAAAATAAAACGGTAATCGAAGTAATTGTGGTTAGTAACCAGGTGTTGTTGGATCCCAATAACATTGAACGAGAAGAACTTGGTATTGCTTTTTTAATTATCTGGTCAGGTGGGCATCCATGGTGGCGACAAACCAGCTACAATGGCAATTTTAGAAAAAATTATGCAGGAACAGGTTACACATATGATGTGGCAAGGGACGCATTTATTCCACCACGGCCATTTGCAAGCTGGATATTGAATGAAACAACTTGCCAATGGGAACCTCCGGTACCTATGCCAAATGATGGCAATCAATATACCTGGAACGAAGATACCGCAAGTTGGGACCAGTTCGACCCATAAATATAAAAACAGTAGGAAAGAACATGTACGATTTAGCAGCAGCACTAGTGAGTTTGAGACCAGGTGCAGCCTGGACATTGTCAGGCGAAGAATATTCTGGACTGTCATGGCTAGACTCAGAACAAACACAGCCCACTGAAGCAGAATGCATAGCTGAAATGGCAAGATTACAAGCTGATTATGAGAGCAAAGAATATCAAAGATTGCGAGCAAAGGAATATCCCAGCTTCGCAGATCAATTTGACACACTGTATCACGGCGGGCTAGCAGCTTGGCAAGCACAAATTCAAGCAGTAAAAGACAAGTATCCTAAACCGGAATAATTGAATGGCATTAGTTGGAATACAAGATTATATAGCAGGCACTGCGTTTCAAAGCACAGGCACGAATATTGCCGCTGCTGTGGCCGACGCACGATCCATACTACAGGTTGTTTCTTCTGTTAACCGAGATGTATTTACAACCACCAGTACAGCATTCGTTCCTATAACAGGGTTTGCAGTGACAATTACACCTGGTTCGTTGTCTAGTCAAATATTATTATTTGGACAGCTTAATTTTTCGGCAGCAGGAACTAGCCCAATTGGATTTAATCTGTTGTGCAATGGCCGAGAGATATATCCTAACAACGTTGTAGCTGGTAGGTACTCAGGATGGGCTCTAGTGAATCCTGCTACTACGGGTGCAGACAATTTTCATTTTACGTTTTTGCACAGGCCCACAGCCGTAGGGGTACAAACTTATACAATGCAAGTCAAACTCAATGCAGCAGGCACTCTTTTTATAAACCGTAACAGCGATGATACAGCCAACGCACTTACCTCATTTCGGGGTGCCACATCTATCACTGCCATGGAGATAACCACATGAGTTTCCCAGTAGCACCAGTTAACGGTGAAATTACCACAGTAAACGGAATCAGATATTATTACAATTCTGATTATTCGGCGTGGATACGATTACCAAACGCTAAATTTACTGCCGCCGCAACTGGACCAACTAATTCAGCTCTGGGAGACCACTGGTACGACACAAATGAAGATGTGCTTTATGAATGGACATTTGATGGCACAAGTTACTACTGGGTTGATATATCTTCAGGCTTGGTAGCAGGCACCACCACCACCGTGTTGCCATTTCATCCATTTTTATTATCAGGAATGTAAGGACACCGTATGCCAACAGTATATAAAGTTTTAGGACAATCGAATCCAGCAGCCGATGCAGCAACTACATTGTATACTGTACCGGCAGGTAATAGTGTGGTAGTTTCAACCTTGGCAGTGTGCAATCAGCTAGGCACCGCAGCCAATTTCAGACTGGCAATAAGACCAGCTGGCGAAACACTCAGCAGCAAGCATTACTTAAATTTTGATACACAAGTGCCCGGGTTTGATCAACTGTCATTGACCATTGGCATTACACTAGCTGCCACTGATGTTGTTACTGTGTTTGCTAACACAGCCAATGTCAGTTTCAATCTATTCGGAACCGAGATGTACTAATGGCCATCACCAAAGCTAGTGCTCAAACAACTGTTAACTCGGGTGTGACCGCAGCAGCAGCCGCTACTGTGAATCAAATTACCACCGCACCGTCTACCGCTACCGTAGTGGCCGGCGGAGGTTCGCTAGGCGGTGTTACAATCAGTAATGTTGCTATCACAGACTCGACCTTTGCTAACGTGTTAAGTGGAGATACAGCAGTAAGTTCAGCTGGTGGTTTCGTTAGAATTACCGGCACAGGATTTAAAACTGGCGCCAATGTGTTTTTAGGATCAACTGTGCTTGCAAACACATTTGTTGATTCCACACGGATCAATGCCAATATACCTGCTACCGCAGCTGGCAATTATCAGTTTACAGTGTTTAACACCGATGGATCTGGTGCAATATCGCCGGCTGGCTTATTGATATCCGGGCCACCTTCTTGGACAACTACTTCATACACATCTGGTTCGTTAACATTAGGCATTCAGCTGTTGGCCTCAGGTGATGCACCGCTCACTTACTACATTCAACCAGGCAGTGCCAATCCACAAAATTTAGCGGTAAACAGTGCCGGATACCTGTCGGGCACTGTGTCGGCTGAAGGATCTTATACTGTCACTGTTGTGGTAGACGATGCACAAGGTCAAAGCACACAAGCAGACATCACTACCACAATTAGTTTAACCGATCCTTATTTTAATTTAACAACACTGGCATTATCAGCCGACACCAATGTATGGATCACTGATGCTAGCACAAATAGATTTGTAGCAACGCTTCAGGCTGATGTACGACCCTTGGCATTTAGTCCATATAAAACTAGTTGGAGCAATTTTTTTAGTGGAACAAGTGATTACTTACGGGCCGATGCGGCTTTAAGTTCAATAACTAGTACATCTCAAAGTTGGACGGTAGAATGTTGGGTATATCCGTTGGTTGCCGGTAGTTCAGGACCAACAACAGATGATTACATAATTGGCATGAATACAATTGCAAGCGGTGCTAATGAATTTTTAATAGGTTTGCAAAATATATACGTGAATGGTAGTGCCTCAGCTCTCACTTCACCAATTGGTAGTAGGCAATGGACTCATGTTGCAGCAGTCTACAATGGCTCAACTTTAAAAGTTTATATTAATGGCGTGCTTAGTAACTCATTTAATGAAACCGTTGGACCATTAAATCTTTGTGTTTTTGGAATAGGTGTTGAATTTGATGCAGCGAATGGCGGAACTCCTAGTAATTATTTTAATGGCTACATTTCAAATCTTCGTTTTGTTGCCGACACTGAGGTATACACAGCTAATTTTACTCCACCGACTAGTCCACTGACTGCAATAGCAAACACAAGCTTATTAACATGTCAAAGTAATCGTTTTATAGATAATAGTACTAATAACTTTACAATAACAAAAGCAGGTGATCCTACTGTAAGTAACTTTGGCCCCTTTGATGAAACAGATACAACAACAGGCAGTGGATTCTTTGATGGTACTGGTGATCGTATAGAATTTGCCAACGACGTGGCATTACAGATGGGAACTGGAAGCTTTACTATAGAAGCTTGGGTGTATAGTACAGCTTCGCAATCACTTAACTCAGGTATTGTAGCTAAGGGTGCAGCATCAACTGGTTTTACTATTAATGTCACAGGAACAACAGTTGCGGTGGCACAGGGTGGAACAGCATCGCTTCTTACTTCGGCGTCTGGAGCAGTACCACTTAATGCTTGGACACACGTGGCCTATGTAAGAAGTGGTACTACCATTTATTTGTTTGTCAATGGTATACAGGTTGACACAGGAACTAGTTCATATGATTTAACTGAAACAAATCTTTTACGCATTGGAGCTAACCGTACCAATGGAGCACAGTTTCAAGGATATATCAGCAATGTACGTGTCATTAAAGGCACTGCACTTTATACCAGTAATTTTACACCATCGACTACTTTGTTTACAGCAGTTGCAAATACCAGTCTGCTGACACTACAGTACCCTGTCGGTGAAAACAATCACAGATTTGTAGATTCATCCGGGTTCAATCACTTGGTTACCAGAAACGGCAATGCCACACAAGGTACTTATTCGCCGTTCAGCCAAACAGGTTGGAGTAATTATTTTGATGGTAGTGGAGATTTTTTAAGCCTAGCTGATAATGCTGCGTTAAATCCTGGAACTAGTGATTTTGTTATGGAGGCGTGGGTTTATATTACAGCACCCACTGGTAATAATCAAGGTTTTAATGGAAAAGGGACCGCTGGTACAGACGGATACAGTTTTTTCATGACCAATGACAGAGTGCTGAGTTTTGTTTGGAATGGAACAGGTGGAGCTACAATCACTGGCGGGACGCTCAATCTTAATCAATGGCATCATATAGCTGTAGTCAGAAACAGTAATGTAATACGCCTGTATCTTGACGGTACAGGAGCTGGATCTTCCACTGCATGTACAACAGATATAACTTCAACTGCTACAAAATTCGTTGGTCAAGCTCGAGGTGGTAATCCTATTTTGGGTTATATGAGCAATTATAGAATGATAAAAGGATCTAGACCAGCAACTTATAATGCTACATCTTTATCTTTAACTGTACCAACTTCACCGTTAACAGCCATATCAGGTACAAGTTTACTAACTTGCCAAAGTAATAGATTTATTGACAATAGCACTAACGCCTTCGCAATCACTCGCAACGGAGATACAATAGTTCAAGCCTTCTCACCATTTGCTCCCGATGCTGAATACAGTGCAGCCACCAATGGCGGTAGTGCGTATTTTGATGGCACTGGAGATAATTTAACACAAGCATCCGGACAACAAGTCAGCTTTGGTACTGGAAATTTTACTATAGAAGCATGGATATATTGGACAACCAGTATAGCCAGTGAATCAGCCATAATGTGGGGCAACGGTGTGGGATGGACTTTATATGTATTTCCGGCCAATCGATTACAATGGGGAACTACTACGCCGCAAACACCAGCCAACTTGAGAACTGGTAACACCACACTAGTTCCTGGACAGTGGTATCATATAGCTGTTACTAGATCGGGCACCACAGTGACTTTGTGGGTCAATGGCGTATCAGATGGAACGGTCACTGACAGTGCTAACTATAGTGCTAACGGCACCTTGGACATTGGCATCAGCCACAGCAGCAATTACTTCACTGGCTACATGTCTGGAGTGCGTGTGATCAAAGGCACAGCTCTTTACACATCTACCTTTACACCACCTACTACACCGCCCACACCTATAGTAAACACCAGCTTGCTTCACAACTTTACTAATGCTGGTATTATAGACGCTACTGGCAAAAACATATTAGAAACTGTCAATCAAGCACAACTTAGTAACGTAGATAAAAAGTATGGCACTGGGTCAATTTTGTTTGATGGCACAGATGACCACGTAGTGATGCCATATTCTCAAAATTATACCTTTGCCACCGGACCGTTCACAATAGAATGTTGGGTAAAATTTAATACTTTATCTGGTAACAGATTGATATTTGACACTTATACTTCAGCAGCAACAGGCGGCGGCTATCAACTGTATTGGAGAGGCACCGGTACCAGTATAGCTTTTTATGCCAACGGCGGAGTTCAAGCTCAAAGCTCGTTTACTGGACATACGACTGGAACCTGGTATCACGTGGCTGTAACCAGAAACACAGCTGGAACGTTGCAAATTTTCATTGATGGTGTCAGCTATGCCTCGGTTTCATATGCTACAGCCATTGACATTGCAGCCAGCGCCCGCCCCGCGATTGGAATTCAATTTACCACTCTTACCAACGATCTTGATGGGTACATTGATGATTTAAGGGTGACCAAAGGCTTTGCTCGATACACAGCCAATTTTGCGCCACCCACAGCTACTTTCAAATTAAGATAAGTATGTAAAAAGGTCCAACAATGTCATTTCCAACAAATCCTGCTAACGGTCAAACAACTGTAGTAAATGGTATTACCTACATTTACAATCAAACCAACAATGCTTGGAAAAGACAGACACTCACTGATATTACAACATCCGGCAACATCACTGCAACTACGGTCACCACTGCAACTGGAGTAAACTTTGCAGACGGGTCAAGAATCACTTCCGGATTGGTATATGATTTGGATGCTATTCGTCCGGACGGTCGAACCAGCTTGTTCAGGCTGACTTATAATCAAAACACAGTCACAGTTGCCAATCCGTGGAACTTGTTAGTTACTATAAATGGTATTTTTCAACCGGCCTACACTGAAAACACTGATCTAGTATGGTTAAGTCATGCAGTGTTTGCCGATGTTGGTTATACCATTTCCGCGGGCAACTTGAAATTTTCTGAATCACCACCAGCTGGTACTACGGTTTATGCTAGAACACAACCTGGTTCATCACAGCCCACACCAAAAATATACCCATTTAAACCAGTTGATATTGCGTTGGGTATGTAACAGCTAAATAAGCAATATATCGGAGCACACATGGCTAGAAAAGCGATTTTAGACACTTATTACACATTTACACCAAGTACAAAAACTATAGTGATTCCTAGGCCCTTGCCTCGAGAGCGTTTTGTCTTGATCACCAATGTAACCACAAATCAAGTAATTTATAATTTTTCAGACACTAGTTTAACATTAGCTAGTCACAGCATTACCACTGATGCCGCTAACAATACTGTAACTACCATTGTATTGGCATACAATACCAGCGGTATGGCCAGCACTGATCGGCTACAGATCATCATTGACGAATTTGAAGAAAGTTTTAAACCGTCGGAGCTGTATACAGACCCAGTTAATAAGTTTAGAATAAGTCAACCGCAGGCACTGATTGATACAGACTTTGAATATAGTACTCAGGCTACTAAGTGGGAAAGCCTTGGGTTAACTAATAATCGCCCGTTTGCATCCTGGAATACAAATAATCCAATTACTATAACTGGTATTAATGCAACAAACAATTCTAGAACAATAACCGTTTTAACTTCTAGCCCACCTGCCGCAGGTACTGCTGTGTTTATAATAGATACTTTGTTTGCCGCAGCCGATGGTTTATACATTGTTGATGCTGTTAGTGCAGGAACAAGCTTTACATATACAGCTCGTAGCGCATTCACTGGTGTTACAGGATCAATTTTTGTAAGCGGTGTTACCGCGGCTTACAGTGGTAGTATATTCAGTAATGCAGCCATCACATTCAGTAGTATTGGCTTTAGCGGTAATTTGGTAAATGTGGTTACAAGTGTACCGCACGGTTTGGCAGTAGGTAATGAAATAGCGGTGTCTGGCACTAACCAAACTAATGCAAATGGTTCCTGGGTAGTTGCCGGAGTCGGAAATAGCTCATCATTTAGTTATTATAGTGTAACTGCACCGGCTGGTAATCCTACCGGTGGTAACGTATATGTAAGACCACAGGGTGCGTTTCAACATAGATCTTATGACGGTGGAGTGCAATTTAGCACATTTACGTCAAGTCACAACGAGCAAATTATTAGACAAACTCGTAGATATTTCCGTTATCAAAGTGGTAAAGGTGTACAAATGAGTACTGGTTCCACCATGAAGCCCAGTATTCAAGTTGATAGTATTACTAGCAGCGGTACTACAGTTACAGTCGTAACTAAAGCTGCACAATTTATACAGCCCGGCCTTAATATAATTATTGCTGGTTGCAATGAAACCGCCTATAACGGCAGTTTTACTGTAGTGCAAAGTTTAGATAGATACAGATTTACATATACCGCAGCCAGTACACCTAGTAGTACCACTGCCACCGGATTTCCGCAGCTTACGATAGCAAGCTGGGTAGGAGCTAGTATCAGATTAGGAATGTTTGATAACCAAAACGGATTATTTTTTGAATTTGACGGCCAACAACTGTATGCTGTTAAGCGTAGTAGTACATATCAGATTGGTGCACTTGGAAATGTGGCAGTTGGTGGTGCTGTAGTTAGTGCTGCAACAAACAATACTGCTACTCCAACTTTTGCAAGACAATTAAGTCCCAATGATTTTATTTCTATCAAAGGCATGACCTATCGTGTAGTTGATATCGCATCAGATTCCAGTTTTACAATTACACCACCGTATCGTGGATTAATCTCTGCAAATAATGCAGTAATCACAAAAACAATTGAACAAAGAATACCTCAAAGTCAATGGAATATTGATCGCGCCGACGGTACTGGGCCTAGCGGTTATAGATTAGACCTAGGTCGCATGCAAATGTTCTATATTGATTATTCATGGTATGGTGCAGGATTTATTCGCTGGGGATTCCGCGGTTCCGGTGGAGATATCATATATGTTCATAAACAAGCCAACAACAATATTAACTATGAAGCATATATGCGTTCTGGTAACTTGCCAGGCCGATATGAAGTCAATACGTTTAGCAAATATACAATTTTGACTAGCAGTTTGGGTACCAGTGATTCTACTATGAGTGTGGCGGATCACCTAGAATTTCCAAGCTCGGGCACATTGTGGATTCATAATCAAACTGCTAGCGAATTTGTTTCTTATACAGGAAAAAGTGGAACTGCTTCACTGAGTTTCAATATTACGGCTGGTAGTACTGTAATTACAGGCGCCAGCACAACTGGTGTAACAACTGGGCAATACGTTGTCGCTAACGGCATTCCATCTGGAACTACTGTACAAAGTGTTGTAACCAATACATCAGTAACACTAAGTCAACCTGCTACCTTTACTTCTACGCAAACAGTTACATTTGGTCCAACATTTACTGGATTAACTAGAGGTAGTCCGGGTGTTACACAAACTGTAGTTCAAACCGCTAACAGTGCGATTGTAACCGCAAGTAATACACTAAATGTACAAGTTGGGCAGTACGTTGTAGGGACTGGAATTCCAGCAGATACATTTGTGGCCAGTGTATCAACTAACACATCGGTTACATTAACTGAAGCAGCAACATCATCCGCCACACAAGCAATGATTTTTGGTAGAATGGGAACCGGTGGCCCGCAGAGTTTTACTTATAGTGCAACTGCACCTGTGGCAGTTGAGCTACACAGTCCTAGTTTTAGTCCTACTATTAGCCACTGGGGTACTAGCGTTATCATGGATGGGCGATACGATGATGACAAGTCATTTGTATTTACAAATGGAATGACAGCTGGGTTATCAGTCACGACAGGTTCTACTAACGCACTTCAGAGTTATAGAATTGCACCTAGTGTTAGCAACGGTTTAGCCGGTGGTACACTAGGAACAAGAGAAATTGTTAACCGTATGCAGATGGTTTTACGATCTTTAGGATTATTTAATAACGGACAGTTTTTGGTTACTATAGTTCTTAACGGACAGTTAAGTTCAGGAGCTCCGGCTTGGACAAACGTAGGTGGTTCTAGCTTGGCACAATACATTAATCATAATTCAGGCACAACTATATCCGGCGGCGAAACTATTTTTGGTTTCTATTTAAACACAGCTGGTGGTACTAACTTTACAACTACAACAGCAGAATTAGATTTGGTAAGAGATTTAGGAACTAGCATTCTTGGTGGAGGACAAAATATTGCAAATACTGCATATTATCCAGACGGCCCGGACATTATCACTATCATGGCTAGAAATGTTGGAAGTTCGACTGCAAATGTAGCATGTAGACTTTCCTGGACCGAAGCACAAGCATAACTTGGATTGATATATGGCCATACTTAAAAAGATTTACAGAAAAGATTATACCGGTGAAGACATTGTAACGCAGGCAGTGTACGAAAATTCTGCCTGGAATTACAGCAAAGAAACAGCAGGTACAAGTTTTGCATTTACTCCCAAGTCCGACACAGCAGTGGTAATAGGTAATGGTCTAGGACAACGTATCATTGATTTAAAACTTCTCAAAAAAGAACGAGGATTTCAAGGTTCAAAAACTTTGAGACTGTATGGATGCAATGCGTTATATAGAGATTTTGATCCTGATTTTTTAGTAGTTACACGTGATGGTATAGCAAATGAAATTGTAACTGCCAATTTGAAATCCGGAGATTACTGTAAAAATCACATTGTGTACGCAAGTGTAAAAAATATTCTCAACTATCCAGGTAATTTTCATGTTATACCACAAAATCCAGGTTGGAATTCTGGTGCAATTGCTGCCTACATGGCATGTTTTGATGGACACAAAAAAGTCTATTTGCTAGGACACGATACACTTGATACCCCGGGTGCAGATTATAATGTTTACTCTGGATCAAACGGCTATGCAGGAAAAAATACTGCGTCTGCTTTGTTGTATGAAAACAGTATGTTACAGGTTTTTCAAACCTATAATGATGTAGATTTTGTTCTAGTTAACAAGACTGGTAAAGGATACATACCTGAGTCTTGGAAATACTGTTTAAATCTTAGACGTCTAAATCTAAGACAGTTTGTTTTAGAAGCAGATATTTAAAACAGTTTTTCAACTGTTTTTATTTTTTCTATAATACTAGTAAAACTAAAAGTTCTCCACACGCCAGGATGTAATGGTTTAGGATGATCAGCTATAGCAGTCCAAGCAAACCCTCTATGTTCGTCGTTTAACTGGGGAACAAATTCATCGTTGACTGTGACAAGATAGGTATGATACTCGAAGTTTTTTGTTTCTGCAGTAAATTTTTCTAAAGGTATAATTTTTTCGTAGGCGACGTCGCCAATTTCTTCTTTGATTTCTCTTTGTAAGGCAGCAGCAGGTGTTTCTCCTGGTTCAACTCCACCACCAACTAGGCCCCATGATCCGGCATGTTTTTTTTGGTTGCGTAATAAAAACAGGTATCTTTGAGTACGTTTGCTAAAAATTAATGCACCGCAACCTATATTACAATTGACCATTCACCGCCTCGATATACACCTTCCACGCTCTTGACCCAGGCCGAACCTGTCCATCTATATTGAATGTTTGTGTTGTTGTTAGTTACGTATTCTAAATTGGTTTGACTTTCACTATCCCACACTACAGACCAGGAGGCTAAAAATGCATTGTATTCGATGATGTCATTGGCATTGGCCACTAAATCTCCCCAGGCACTGTAACCACCGGTGTTCACTTGACTACCTATACTGTCGGTTAATAAGTATCTCGTTCCTGATGTTGGAGTTGATAATACACTATCATAATCAACATTTTGTGGATTAATAATAGCGTCTATAGAATCTAATGTGTTGCTCGGCATGGAATCTTCAATTGCAGTAAACAACAACACGGTTGGATCCGAAGGATGATAGGTAACGTGTCCGATTAATTCATTACCTGTCGGTAGTTCCAATCTTATCTCAGTTTGTCCTGTACGTAAAGTTCCATACACTTCTATTAGAGCTTGCCAGTTATTAACTGGATCAGTAACATGTAAAGTGCCATCATCTTCGGCGATCTCATGAGGTTTTAATAACTTCAATTGATTGCCTGCGTAGTAAATTCCATAGTTCATTGGTGTATATTTTACTTTGGCAATTAAGTTTGATAAAATTGTATTTTCATCAAAGGCGCCTTGTTCGTCGTATATGCTGGCAATAACTTTTTGTATAACGCCGAGTTTTTTAACTTTGGCAGGACTACTGATCCAGATTGGCATTTCAAATGTCATTGTGGCTATATCTATAGGCTCTTCGGCACCACTTGGTACTGTGCGTGAAGTCCAATTGACATCTGACAGTTGTACAAAGGTCAAACTGGTCCAGTCGATATAATTGTCTGTGCTTTGAATTTCTAAACTGGGATTGAACAGCGTTGCAATCTGTTCGATGATTTGCATTTTCTGTTCTGTATTACTGGTCCATATGTCCAATTTTATTGTGAGTTTATATGGAACTGGCATCAATCTTTCTACAGTATATGCATCGCCTTGTTGTGTATCGTACAATCCTGTTTCGGGATCAAAACGACGTTCACGCAAATGCATCTTGCTAACAAAATTTGGCTCCTGCATGCGACTCTGTTCGTAGGTCAAAGCCGATATATAAGCACTCATGGCAGGAACAGCGTTCATGATATTCTCGCTGTTGTTGCGTAGAATAGTCTGTGCCTGTCTACTTGCATCTCCATAGTATACCGGAATACGTTGTAAAGTTCTTGTACCGTTACGGTCTTTGCCAAATTCTACTTCAAAATTGCTAACAGCACGTATAAACTGTATTACAAATCTTCGTATCTGCCCGTCATAAAAATATTGCTGAGCCATTAGTTATCTGCCTCTGGTCTTAAAGCCTGACTTAGGCTTTGTCTAACTGTGATATTGCCTCTGTTGTTGGTATATGTACTTGTATCATTTACAAAGTTTGATCTTAGAGTATGGTTTTCTGGTCCTGGTGTTAGACTTGTTCTCACATTGTCTTCCATTTTTACCCAACGACGACCATCATATCTGAACAGTCTGTTAGGACTGTAATCGATCCTTAGACATAAATCACCAATTAATGGATTGATAGGAAACATAATACCTACCGCAACCGGAAGCCCATTCACTGTGCCACCTGCGGAAGTAAGATACCCTTTTAGTGGCTCGGCCGGGCTGTCAATACCTGAGCTTGAGTTTACTGTATTTCCGTCTGCTGTTAAATTACTATCGGCAGTAACACCTAAAGGTGCAGTTGGGTACAAGTTATCTTCGGTAGTAGGTTTTACATAAAAATAACTTGTATCATAACCTGAGTACGGAACATTGGTTTCGGCTTCTCTAATGATAGCGTCATTGATATCCTGATATTTTTGGATAATACTAGATATAGAGCCAAGGCTAACATTACCAGTACCGCTACCTGGTATAGTTTCATCTACTTTAATTTGGTTGAGAATGTCTTTGTATTCTTGACTATCTGTTAATGGGTTAATTTTTGCACGCCACAAATGCGGCCACCATGTGGAACTGAAACCTTCTGCTGCGTTATTGCAATCGCCAATGACAAAATATCTTTTGAGAGCCACTGGTAGTGTGTCATCTAGTGGATTGTAATCTTTTAAATGCTGTAATTCAATCACATCACCGGCCATTAGTTTACGACCAATTACTTCTATCATGTCGTTGATATGAAAAACAATATATAAAGTACCGGCTTGTAAAAATAACCCAAATTGTCTAAGATCAAACGTGGCATCTTGTACAGAATATACACCACGCATAGAGTAAACACTGGTATCGTATTTTCTATCTCTATTTTCTAAGAAAAATAAATCCTGTATGTTCTTGGCACTTTCGTTAATGTAACTAGGTTCGGCTGCATCTTTGAAAAATTTTACAGTTGTATTAGAGGATATTACACTGGTGGTGTTTGCACTTAAAGTAACAGTATTAGCAGTTTTAGCGATTACTTTGGTGCCAGTTGATATTGCATTTCCGGCCACATACATGCCCAATGCTATGTCTGCGGTATTTGCAATACCCAGGGCAGAGGAAACATTTGATTGTGTAGCAGTCGTACTTTTTGTTAAATTTTGTTCGTGCGTACCTAGATATTTGTGTACTAAAATTCCGGTACCGCCCACAGTGAACATCTCACTCATACGGCGGTCCATAAATTTGTAATCGTTAGTGTGTCGTCCTTCTTTCCAAAGCGATAATCTAGGCACAATATTTTCCCATTATTTTATATTTAGCGGACACCAAAATTGACACAAATTAGGTTTAGCTATATACTAAACTATGAGTGATTTTAATTCGCTTGACGATTGGCCTGCAATAGACAGTCAAATAAGGCGCAATCTATGGGCCATGTACAACTTGGCAAACAAACGCCAATTGGAGCGTATGTACAGAACTCTAGAGGCAAGTGTAAACGAACTTAGCCGTTTAAATGTAGATAGACGTAAGTACGGACACTCTGTGCGCTACGACGAGCAGTTAACAAAAGTGCAACAAGAGTTGCAAGAATTGCAAGGTTGGCTAATGTTTGGTGCCCTACTTGACGAAAAACCCAAAGAGTAGTATAATTATATTTTATACAACTCAAGGAGTTTGTAATGGCACTTGCACAGTCTATCAAAGCACCCAAAAAAGCCCCACCAAAAAAGCGTGACCCACTGTTTGCTGATGAAAAGCACACAGGGCGTGAACCAGTGTGGGATACAGAACGGGCACTTGCTATGACACAAGCGGAATTTGATCATCACTTGCGTAAGAGTTTTTTCTACTACAATTATTTTTACGGTGCCAAAGACCTAAAAAAGTATGTGGTAGATTGGATGAAGGATCATTACAGTAAAGCAGATGTTAGCCGCTTTATCCGCAGTAGTGATCGGTTACTTCCTATCACTGTTTGTAGTTTGATTAAAGCACACAAACAGGGCATGCCATTGCGTGAAAAAGAACTCAAGTACGTTCAAAATCGCATTTACGAAATATTGGGTAGCGATATTCCTGATGAAGTTGTACAAAATACCGCAGTTGTTGCACCCGCTGCGGTCAAGACTATTCAAGACAGACTCAATGAGAAAACCAGTGAGCATCTTGCACACTTTGAGGGACTGTACGACGAAGTAGTGCAGGGCAAAACAGTAGATTCTAAGGCATATGATTACTTTGTTAGTAATAACGTGCCACAAGGTCAATTGGGCAAATTTGAAAACTATATTGATACACAAAGGATGTATCTGACAGCGGCCATGGACAAGTTGGACGAACAATTTGTAGAAGCGTATAAGCACTATCGTGCTGCTGATTTCAAAAGACATTTTGCTTTTTTTGATAGCATGCAAACTGCTATTGATCAATATCGCAATGTTAAGAAAGCTACCAAAAAGGCTAGAGTCAAGCGAGCACCCAACAAAGAAAAAGTTGTAAGCAAGCTCAAATATATGAAGGAAGAAAAGACTTTAAAACTAGTCTCTATTAATCCTGTTGATATAATTGGCGCACAAGAGTTATGGTGCTACAACACCAAGACTCGTAAACTGTACAAGTACATAGCCGATAGTGTAACCGGTCCATTGGGTATCAAAGGCACAAGCCTAACTGGATTTAACACAACCACATCAGTGGGTAAAACACTTAGAAAGCCCGAAGAAAAACTCAAAGAGTTCTTCAAAGCTACCAAAGTGCAATTACGTAAGTTTTTAGAAGATATCAAAGCCACTGAAACTACGGGCAACGGACGTATAAGTGCTGACATGATCTTGCTACGTATCAATTGAGCAGACGGGTGTTCTGGTAAATACATTATCAGGACACCCAAATGGCTACAGCAGATACTACCAACTTTGACGCTAACGGCGTATTAATCACCGACACTCTATTCAATGGAAATATAGGTTCAGGTACCGGGCACATTGCCTATGATCCCACTGAAACTTTGGGAAATATTTCAGCACCTGAGCTAGATACTGTAAACAGCAAACGTACAGAAATAACAGACTACATCAGACTAAGATTAGCAGACGGCATTGTAGATGTTGAACTGGACAAAGAACACTACGAACTGGCAATCAAACAAGCCCTAATAAAATATCGCCAACGTGCTGCTAACAGTCAAGAAGAATCCTATGCGTTCTTGAAATTAGAACCAGAAACACAAGAATACATACTACCCAACGAAGTAATGGAAGTCAGAGCAGCATCTCGCAGAGGTATTGGCTCGGTTACTGGTACAACTGCTAGTCAATTTGAACCTTTTAGTTCTGGGTATCTAAACACTTATATGCTAGTAGCAGGTCGTGTTGGCGGCTTGTTAAGCTACGAACTGTTTGTAGATTACCAAAAATTATCAATGCGTATGTTTGGTGGCCACTTGAATTTTACGTTTAATAAAACCACTAAAAAACTTACAATAATTAGAAAAATTCCTTTTGCAGGCGCTAATCAAAATCCAAGAGAAATGGAAGATGTATTGTTGCACATCTACAATTACAAGCCAGATTCTATGTTGTTAAATGACTATCAAGCTTTTCCTTGGATACAAGAATATGCTTATAGCTTTGCTAAACGTATTTTAGGTGAAGCTAGAGAAAAATTTGCAACAATTGCTGGACCACAAGGCGGTACCCAGCTTAACGGTGCAAGCCTAAAAGCTGAAGCAGTTGCTGAAATGACTGAATTAGAACAGGCGCTCAAAGACTATGTGGATGGTTCACAACCGCTTACTTGGGTAATAGGATAATGAAAATCAAAGATATTATATCAGAAAGTCGCGGCGAACTCAAACGTCGTCAAAGATTTGCAATGCGTGGACTAAACAAGTTTACCGACGGTGCAAAATGGAACAGTGATTATACATTGTACCGCTTAGGGCTAGCACTAGCAGCTACTGATGGTAAAACTATACCTGATGTTGACGAAGAATCATGGATGGGAAAATGGAAAGTAACTGCACCATACAGCAAAGAAGAACAGGATATGCTACATGTGGCTTACAAAGCAGTGAACGCTAATCATGAAGATATGAACAACGGGGATATGCGTAGTCAAGAAGGAGCAACTATCAACAGAACCAGTCCAGTTGCTGGTAAGAAAAAAAACAAATATGGCGTTTGACGTTGTTGTAAATTTAATATAAAATGCTCCTTAGGGGGCATTTTTTATGATCATAGGTATTACAGGATTTATAGGATCAGGCAAAGACACAGCAGCAAATTATCTAGTGGCCAAACACGGATTTGCTAGAGACAGTTTTGCTGGTACTCTCAAGGATGCAGTGGCTCAAGTGTTTGGGTGGGATAGAGAACTGTTAGAAGGTTTAACACCCGAAGCTAGAGAATGGCGTGAACAAGTGGATACCTGGTGGGCAAGCAGGTTAAACATGCCCAATCTTACTCCTAGATATATGCTTCAACTTTGGGGCACAGAAGTGTGTCGTCAAGGATTTCATAATGACATTTGGATAGCTAGTTTAGAAAACAGAATACGCAAAACCACTCAAAATATTGTGATCAGTGATGTACGCTTTCCCAATGAAATGGATATTATAAGGAAAAATGGAGGTATTTGCGTATGGGTAAAGCGTGGAGATTTACCCGAATGGTATGATTGTGCCCTTAGAGAAAATACTACACATGAAGATAGGCAGTGGCTTTTAGAAGATGCAGGACAGCTTATGCCACAACGCTACCCTAGAGTACATCACAGCGAGTGGGCATGGATTGGGCAGACTTTTAATTATGAAATTGAAAATAATGGTACGCTAGATGAACTTTATATAAAAATTAATAATCTGCTTCTAAGTCCGCTGGTTTCCAATTCAATTTAGAGTCTTCCAGCGCAGCTTGACAGTTTAAACAAATTGTTTTTAAATTACTCCAGTCATTGTTTTTTAGATTGCCGTCTACGTAATATACCCTAAGTTGTTTCTTGACATTCTTTGCAACAAAATTGCATCGATCACATTTGTGCTTTTTTTTGTATCCAGATTTTGACCAAGTTGGTGGCACTGGTTTAACTTTGGCTTTTTTCCTTAAACAAGCCGAACAGTGCTTTCTAAAGTAGGTTTTATTATCAACAACATAGTTAATAGCAGCTAAATTTTCGCTACACGCAGTACAATATGGTCTATACATAACTTTATTTATATTCAAGACCTTTCAAAGGCACCAGCAAACAACCAAATTTTATTCCTTTATATAAATACTTAAAAGTTTTTTTAAAGGATAAAAAAATGGCCTTAGTATCCCCTGGTTTAGAAATTACAGTATCAGACGAAAGCGTTTATGTACCTGGTGCTGTTGGCACAGTGCCGCTAGTAGTTTTAGCAACTGCCCAAGACAAAACAAATCCTGCAGGTTCTTCTGCAACCGACACTTCCGCAGCAAGAGCCGGTAAGCTTTTGACATTCACAAGTCAAAGAGAATTAATTAGTGCAATGGGTTACCCTACTTTTTACCAAAGTGCAGCTGGAACTCCATTGCATGGCGATGAAAGAAATGAGTACGGCTTGTTAGCGGCACACAGTGCCCTAGGACAAGTGAATAGACTGTTTGCTATTCGGGCAGATATTGATTTGGCGGCACTAGAACCTACTAGCGTAAGACCAACAGGTACAGTAGCTAACAACACATATTGGTTAGATTTAGCTGAAACTGCATGGGGTATTAATGAATGGGATGCCGTGACAGGCAGCTTTACATTGAAGAGCCCAATTGTGATTACTTCGGCAAATGATGTAACCCTTTCTGGTGGTATAAACGTACCCAAGGCCAGCATTGGACAAATTGGTAACTATGCTGTGGCATGGACTGGATCTAAGGTGTTGATTTTTTATAAAAATAGAAGTAATGTATGGGTAAGACCGGGCACAAGTACTTGGGAAACTTCATGGCCTACTATTAAGGCTACAACATCATCTAATTTACCAGCCGGTACTTACACACTAACAATTAATGCACAAAGTCCATTTACAGTTGGTAACGCTGGTAGTGCATACACCATGGCTCAAGTTGCATCACAAATTAATGGCGCATCAATTACTGGAGTCACAGCCGCAGCAGTTGATGGAAAATTAGAAATTTATGCTACAAGTGCTTCTGCTAGCGACGGGTCAACAGCTAATGGTAGTATAGCTATTAGTGGTACAGGTGGTGTGTTGGGTTCATTAGGTATTACTGCTGGCACATATGCCAACCCTAAATTAATTTATGGTTCTTTTGTTGACGCACCAAGTTGGTCAAGTTTTGACGCTGTTCCTAGACCATCAGGATCAATTTTCTTGAAGATTGGCGCCACTGGTAATGGTGCAGATTTGGTAATTAAAAAATATTCAACAACATCTGATTCTTGGACCACACAAGCAGCTGATTTTTATAATACCCCAACTGCCGCAAGCTTCGGAATTGATCCAGCTGGTGGTGGTAACGGCATTGCAGTTGGAACACTTTGGATTTGGAATGATCCTTTAGAAACCGGTACTGCTGGATTCCAACCTGTCTATAGACGTGCAGCAGGACAAACTATTGTAACAGGTAGCACCTTAGCATCTAATCCTTTTTCAATAGGCGATAGAATTGACATTGCTGTTTCTACGCTAGGTTCTGGTACAGTAAATGCAGAAACTCAAATCACTTTAACTGGCACAACTCCTGAGAGTTTTGTTGCAGACATCTTGGCAGCGAATATTCCTGAAATTACTGTTTCTTTTGCAAATAGTAAGATCACATTTACTCACATCTATGGCGGTGAAATTTTAATCCAAGATGGCGTGGGAACTCCTGTGTCAGATGCAGGGTTTACAACAAATACAGCTGGAACTTATTATTCAACCACATATGATGTGTTGGTACTTTCCAATTGGACTTTCCTAACATACACATACAGTTTAACTGAGCCATACCAGGCACCAGATGACGGAACTTTATGGTATTACGCAGATCCGGCATCAGTAGATATCATGATTAAAGAATCAACTGGATGGAAAGGATACAAGAGTTCATACTACGATGGATCTACTACAGAGGCCAGGGGTTATGATTTGTCTCTAACAGACCCAGCTGGTGTTATTGTTAGTGCAAGTCAGCCTGAAACTCAAAGCGATGGTGTCACTGCACTAGCAGCCGGAGACATTTGGTTAGATTCAGGCGATTTAGAAAATTATCCTGTGCTATATCGTTATGATGGTTCAGATTGGATTTTGATTGATAATAGCGATCAAGTAAGTCAAAATGGAATTATCTTTGCTGATGCAAGATGGGACGAAGATGGCACAACTGACGTAATTACAGGAAGTTTACCAACAATTGCAAATGCAGATGATCAAGTTGGTTTGTTATACAGCGATTATATTGATCAAGACGCACCTGATCATAGATTGTATCCACGTGGTATTCTCATGTTTAACACACGTCGCAGCGGATTCAATGTTAAGAGATTTGTAGCAAACAAATTTAATGCAAATGACTATCCTGATTTACCAACTGTACCCGGAGCAGATAGTTCTTTACCAACAGTAAAAGATACTTGGCAAACAGCTAGTGGCCTAAAAGACAACGGTAGTCCATATATGGGTCGCCAGGCACAAAGACGTATGGTAACTGCTGCAATGCAAGCAGCTCTAGTGTCTAACACTGAAATCAGAGAAGACCAATTTGCATTTAATATTATAGTTGCTCCTGGATATCCAGAGTGTATAGATGAAATGGTGGCGTTAAATAATGACAGAAAGAACACTGCTTTTGTTATCGGCGACACACCTATGCGCCTTGCGCCAAATGCAGTAGATATTGCAAATTGGAGTAATAATACCAACGGAGACGGATTAGCCACAGCTGATCCTTACTTGGCAGTATACTATCCTAGCGGTAGATCCACTGATTTGTTGGGCAATGATGTAGTAGTTCCCTCAAGCCATATGGCTTTAAGAACTATTTTACAAAATGACAATGTAGCTTTTCAATGGTTCGCTCCAGCTGGTGCAAGAAGAGGTCTAGTAGATAATGCTAGCAGTATTGGATACATTGATGCAACTACCGGTGAATTTGTGTTTGACGGAATTAGATCAGGGTTAAGAGATACACTTTATGAAAATAAAATTAATCCTATCACTAATTTACCAGGAGTTGGTTTAGTAGTTTGGGGACAAAAAACACGTAATCCTATAACAAGTGCAATGGATCGCATTAACGTAGCTAGATTAGTAAACTATCTACGCACAATATTTGCTAGAGTGGGTGATGGATTCTTATTTGAACCAAATGACAAAATCACAAGAGATCAAATTGCAAACATCATTAGTGGTGCAATTAACGATCTAGTTGCTAAGAGAGGCGTTTACGACTACTTGGTAATTTGTGATGAATCAAACAACACACCTACACGTATTGCACGTAATGAGTTGTATGTTGATATTGCAATCGAGCCTGTTAAAGCAGTGGAATTTATTTACATTCCAATCAGACTGAAGAACCCAGGTGACATTGCAGCAGGAATTTAATATAGGTATATATTAGGACCGTAATGGTCCTAATATTTGACTGCTTAAAAATGGTAAATACCTATAACAGGAGAAATTAAATGGCAATAGCTTCATTAACAAGATTTACAGTACCGTTAGCTACTAACCAAAGTGCAACGTCACAAGGTTTATTAATGCCTAAGATGAAATATCGCTTTCGTGCGGTATTTGAAAATTTTGGCGTAAGTGCGGAACGAGTAGAACTGACAAAACAGGTATCTGATATCAGCCGTCCTAATGTAAACTTTAACCCTTTTACCGTTGAAGTTTATAACAGTAAAGTAAATTTAGTTGGTAAACCAAGTTGGGAACCAGTTAGTGTTAATTTACGTGATGATGCTGGCGGTAATGTTTCGAAACTAGTAGGCGAACAAATTCAGAAGCAATTTGACTTCGCAGAACAAGCATCTGCCTCTTCTGGCATCGACTATAAATTTGTATTAAAATTTGAAATGCTAGATGGCAGCAATGGGGCTTCTCCCAAAGGCGGAAAAGGAAACGATGGTGTTTTAGAAACCTGGGAACTGTACGGAGCATTCTTAACATCAGTTAACTATGGTGAAATGAATTACGCCACTAGCGAGCCTGCAATGATTGTATTGAGTATTACCTATGACAACGCAGTTCAAACTCCAGCTGGTACAGGTGTTGGAACCGCTGTAGGAAGAACATTGGGCACACTAATTACTGGTTAAATAATTTTGTGCTTTTTTACAGCCCGGTAATTACCGGGCTTTTTTTTGGAATAAATATTTACATGCCAAATATATTTGATGGGTTTTTAAAACAAGTAGTAAGTGGAGATCAAATTAAAGATCGTCAACATGCTGCACGCCTATTTGTTGATAACAACTTTAGATTAGCACCAAAATCAGATTGGATATTTCACGTTTTCTTTGATTTGGATCTATCATTGTCTAATATCAAAGATACAATGAAGTTGGTCGAACACGGAATGTTGGTCAAGGCAGTGGATTTACCAAAATTTAGTGTTCAAGCAAAAACCTTGAACGAATATAATAGACCCAACATAGTTCAGACAAAAATAACTTACAATGACATCAATATTACATTTCATGATGATCAGGCCAATGTTGTTAGAGGTTTATGGTACGACTATCTGACTTATTATTACAGAGATCTTGACATTGGTTATTCCAGTTCATCTGGTGCCGTAAATCCTGTTCATTACGCTCCTTCATTGTACAACGACGCCCAAAGAGGTTTACTTAATAGATTTGGATATAGTCCGCGATCATATGATAGTCAAAATGAACAACAGTATATCAAATCTATTAGAATTTATAGTTTACATCAAAAAAGATTTAGTGAATATACACTTGTAAATCCTACTATTGTGGGATTTCAACACGGAACACACAATACCGGTAGTGGCACAGGAATGGAATGTAGCATGTCTGTAAATTATGAAACTGTACTATATGCCAGTGGATTTGTAACAAAAAATACAGTAAGAGGATTTGCTGATCTTCATTACGATAAATCACCAAGTCCTCTCACGCCAGCCGGCGGGGGTACTAACAGTATACTAGGACCAGGTGGTATATTAAACGCAGTTGATGATATTTTCAGAAACGGCAGCGATAGAAATTTTGGAGCAGCAGCATTTACAGCACTAAGAGCCTTTAATACTAACAAAGATGTTAATCTTTTAGGATTAGCTAAATCTGAATTAACCACTGCTGTCACAGACATGATCAGAGGTAAAGACCCCAGAGATAGATTTTTTATACCCACAGCTGGATCTTTAACCAATCAAAGCTTTCCAGGTTTACAAAACTCAACAGGGTTTCTTTCTATGGCACCAGGCATAGCCACAAGCAACGGATCTTCTGTAAATTTAGGTGCCATTGGCGGCGGAGTATTACCACTGGCTTCAGCAGCAGTAGGAGGGCTTGTTGGTGCTTCAGCAGGTGCATCCTCAACAGTCCCGGCCGGGGCATTTATAAGCCCAACAACAGCACAAAATTTAGCACAAAATATCAAGGGAGTTGTTTCAGGAGCAGATGGCGCAATGACAGGTGGTTCCTTAAATCAAATTTACAATGTAAACAAACAAGGTGCTGTTACTGGTTCTCAATCACAACCTTCATTTGATTTTTTAGCATCAGCAGTAAAACAACAACAAGAAACTTTAAGATCAGCAGTTCAATCATTGCCTACTAATAACACTATCAATTTAACAGGAATGAGACAAGGAATGAATTCTGCTATAACTGGTGCATCATCACTAGGGACTGCGTTCTTAACAGGTTCTAATCAAGTGTTACCAGGAACTTCAAATAATCCTTTGTTACAGACACCGCATAAATCTACAATTATACCCGAGTCGGCCACTGTTGCTTCACGTGAAGTTAAAAACTTTATTAACAACACAAATTTGGCTACATTGTCAGAACTTCCTAGTTATAACGGTACATCAACTCCACCAGCACCAAGTTCTGTTAGCGGAGGTTTCCAAGGCGGTAATTTTGGAAGCGTAGGATAATAATATGATTTCAAACAGTTTACCTTTGACTACATCATTGTTTGGTAATAGCAGTGGACAAAGCATAGAAACTTTGAATTCAATTGTGTACAATACCACTGACAATTTACTACAACAACAGGTTATTACAAAACTTAATGTAGTTTTACCTAAGGTTCCTTCCAATCAAAGAGTGGCTAAAGAATAATGTCTCAGTTAAATCCAATTAAACACCCTACTAACTTAGATCGCGTAAATTTAGATTATATTACGCTCAGAGACTTTCAAAATTATTTTAATAATTTTTTTGAAGTACCAATTGAAGTTTCGTCAAACATTGACGCAGCTATTGTAAGTTATTTTGAAACTGTGGCTGATAATAAAGAATCGGCTAGAGCTTTGGCTAGTGCAGTAATCTATACAAGCATCAAGCAAGGAAGTAATCCTATGGATATACTTCGTGAATTTCAAAAGTTACCGCCGGGCACTTTAGACGAATATGTAGTTGCTATTTTGAACTTGGAACGTGTTGGAAGTTCTTATTTAGGTATAAGAGTGAATCCAACTGTAAACAAGTATATTGCAAGAACAATTATATTCTAATGGCCAAATACGCTAACGGTTTTTATCAAATTTTAAATCCTGACAAATATGTAGGAAAGCGTGTTCCCCATTTTAGAAGTAGTTGGGAACATTCCTTTATGAGATTTTGTGATAATAACCCGGCGGTAATACAATGGGCCAGCGAAGCAATACACATTCCTTATACCAATCCTTTTACCAATCGTAATACCATTTACGTCCCTGATTTTTTAATCATATATCAAAACAAAAACGGTGAACGTGTTGGCGAACTGATTGAAATCAAACCCGGCAAACAAACTACACTAGAAGCAGCTGGAAAGAGCGTGAGAGATCAAGCTGCGGCAGTGCTTAACATGCACAAATGGGCTGCTGCCAACGCCTGGGCTAAAGAAAATGGTTTACGTTTTAGAGTAGTTACAGAATCAGATATGTTCCATCAAGGCCGCGCTCGGTAAATACGAGCATGACAAAAAAATTAGCCGAACTTTTTGACCTACCAGATCTAGAATCTACTGCCGCAGTTGACT